CCACCACCTCCTGAACCTCCGTTTGAAGCATTATCCGCCAAATTACCACCCCTTCCTCCTGCATTTCCTGTTATGGTATTAAAAACTGAATTATTACCATTTGTTTGTTTTGCACCACCTGCTCCGACTGTAACAGAATAAGCCTGTATAGTAATAGCATGGGTGGCATCGTATTGATAACCACCTGCACCTCCACCACCACCTCCATTATCTCCACCACCTGCACCTCCACCTATTACTAATACTTTTGCTGTTGCCATTGATTATTACGTTAGGGATATTGCCCCATTAACTGCGTCCCATGTTAATACCACAGAATCACCAGAAGATAGGGTTGTTGTAGCTCCTAAATCACCGAATCCTATCAACTCATCGTTTGTAGCTGTGTCATTGAACAGTGTTACATATCTAAATGGTGCTACTGCTCCTGTTGCTGTTAGGGTTAAAGGTACAAGTATAAGTTTATACAATCCTGACGTTTGAGTTGATGATGTTCTCGATACGTTTCTTGTTGAAAGGTTTGTATAAGAAACTTGTGTTATGTCTGCTAATACAGTGTTTGCTGTTGTTGGTAATACTGTTGATAAAGCTACAACTATTTGGTCTGAACCTAAGTTGTGTACTTTTTCAGCGATTGCTTCTGAAAGTGAATGAAATTTTGTTATAGTTAATGTTGCCATGTTTTTTTATTTTATTATATGTAATTTTTATATCTCAAATGAGATGCTTTTAATATTTTTTTCTTATCTTTCTCTCTCTGTCCGTAATATCTTTCTATTTCTTTTTCCATTTTTAACATCTCCTCTCTTAAAGGTACAAGGTTTGCTAGGTTATTTCTATATGCAAACATGTATGAGGGTCTGATTGCTAGATATTCATGATATATACCTGCAAATCCTGCTTTCTTTGTAGTGTCTGCTGTTGTGAAGTATGTTGTTTCTCTGTTTATATACATCTTAAGTCCATTTACAACAGTTGCATCTGGTACTGGGTCTAGGAATATTCCATTTGCCATTTTATCGTATCTGTAAGGTTTACCCTGTATGTTCTGTCCATCTGAAAAGCTCTCTGTGTTTAATTCTGAATTAACATCAACAGGTTTTATTTCGTTATATATTCCTGATACTGAATCTTTCAAAAACACTTTATATATATCCAAGATTAAATTACCAGAGTTATCATTTATAAATGAATAATCTCTTTGCCCTGCATTTACATCAGTTTCTATTATAGGATAGTTTGTTTGATTAGAGTCATCAAATTGCCATGTACCTGCCGATTTCAATATAATTGATAAAACATTATCTAAAGCAAGGTTTACATCTCTCACTTTATCTATTAAAGGGTATGAGGTTGAGTTAGTCTTACAGTTTGCATCTATAAGCTCAACTACTCCTCTGTTATTTATTGTATCGCTAAATTGTAATGACATTATATTTTTATTATGGGGTTATAAGGAGGCTGTTGCGACAGAACCCCCTTACAATCCCACAATGGAGATTGTATCTTATTTATGCAACAAGAACGTCAAACAACACAGGTTTAATTTTATTCCAAGCTTTAACTTTTATGTCAATTCTTGAAGTAATACTTATACCTGATACGTTTCCAGGGTCTTTCTCGTTTACTACGATTTGTCCGTAAGTATCTCTCAAAATACCTAGATGATATACTTTCTTAACTCCTGCTAGTAAGTGTCCTGCTGTCAAAAGGTTTGATTTATAGTTAGTTACTCCCATATATTCCATACCTCCTTTAGCTCCACCTTTTAGTGCAGAGTCAGCTGTAGCAAATCCATTAGCTTGTACAAAAGCCTCTAGTATTTCGAAGTCAGCTGGTCGCCATACGATGAATATACCATTTCTTTCAGCTAGTTCATCTCCCTTAGCCTCTGAAATTTCTCTTTTAATACCTCTTATAATGTCATCTACATTAGATGGAGAAACAATTATGTTTCCAGCTCCTCCACCAATTGAAGCATTATCAAAGTCAGTAACTAGTGCATGTTGTGAATAAACATACGACTCGATTTTTTCGTTTAATAATGTTCCTTGATTTCCAGCACTGTCCATTTGTGAAAGATAACCTGATTGAGCAAGGTCTGCTCTATCGATTATTTCTGATGCAACAAAAGGTGCGTCAATAGTTACAGATTCATCAGTCAATGCAACTTGTGCAGGTGTGTATGCTGAATAAGGTGTTAAAGTGTTTACTGTAACATCTGTTCTGTAAGGATTGTGCAATACTCTTGTGTTTGTAATATCAACCTTCATGAAATCTTTCCATTTTGTCATCTCAGAAAGTCTTTCTTGAACTGTTGTTACCCAATCTTCTTTATAAATTATAGCCATTGTTTTTATTTTAAATAGTTAATGTGTAATGTGTCGCAACTATTTAAAACTGGCTTCGATAGATTAGTCTATTATTGCATTTGAGGTAAATGTAGCTTTTGCTCTTTCTTTAGCAATTTTAGCTTTCACAACTTGTTGTCTTAGAGCTGGGTCATCTTTAGGAAGTTCTCCTTTTGCTATCCAGTAATCAACATTATCTTTCGATGTTTGTTGTGAACGTCTAGCTCCACTTGGAATAGCATCTTTTGCTGACCTTGATTCTCTTAGTTCTTTAAGTTCTGATTGAAAAAATCTACTATCGATAATTTGCTCAACTGTTTTTCCTGTATCTCTTGCAATACTTTCAACAAGTTCTATTTCGTCAGAAGTTTTTATACCCTCTTGACGTAATATCATCTTGTCCATTCTATCTAAACCAACTTCTTTGTCTGATGTTTTTTTAGGCTCATCTCTACCAGCCTTTTTCTTAGCTTGTGCAAGTTGTCTTTCAAGTCTAGATATTCTAGCCTCTGGTGATTCAACTTGTCTTTCTGATTTAGTTTCTTCTTCGTCTTCTGACAAATCTATATCTAAATCTATTTCATCGTTGTTAAAGTCTTCGTTTTGACTGTATATTTCATTTTCCATATAATGATAGGTTATTTTTATTTATTCAATTTATCTAATTGAGAACTCTTTTTGTTAAATCACTTTTTGTGGGTAAGCGATAACCAAGTCCTATTAGACTAATCTGTAAGTAACTCTCACATCTGCTGTACCTGTTCCTGTAGCAAACACTGCTGTAGCATTTGAGATAAATAGTCCGATACCATTTATTGATGCTGTTGCAACTGCTGAAAGTGCTGATGGTCGTCTTGTTGAATATGTTACTGCTGTAGCACCTGTTACAACTGTCGCCGCGAATGTTGTAGCTTGAACTGATGTACCTGCTCCGTTAGCCGTGTCAGCATATTGTACTGATACAACTCCACCTCCTGTGAACTGTGTTGCTGTACCTCTCATAACAAGCTCTACTGAATCAACTATGATTGCTTTGTTTGATACTGCTGGAACTACAGATACTGGTGTTGTATACATAGCTATTATTTGTGCAGAAGATAAAGAAATTGTTCTAGTTATTGGATAACCTTTATTTTCTTCTTCCATTGATTGTGTGTTTGTCATGTTTTTTATTTTTGTTTTATTTATTTATAATTTTATTATACCATTTTTTACTATTTTGCAATAGTTTTTATATAAAGTATAATGTTACGTCTAATGTTCCTCCTATAGTTGCAAAACAACCTATAGTAAATGATGCACCACCTAGAGGGTGAAACCCTACTGCTGGTGTGATTACATTATTTATTACAGTTGTTGCTCCTGATGTATTATCCCAGAATCTTATAGTACCTGCTGATGTTGAATTAACATACATTCCTACAAGTTGTCCTGCTCCTGTTTTAATAAGAGTTGAGGCTGTTATATTTCTGTAATTTGTTGCTGTTGGAATCATATTATTTTGCTTTGTTTATTTTTGGTAATGGTGTCGCAACTCTTTTGAATTGTTTTATCTTATCAAAAGCTTCTTCTAATGACCTCAAGCCACTTGCTGTAGCTCTTATGTCTTGTCCTATCTGTTCATCTGAAAGGTCTGGTCTACTCCAAGCTAGGCTTAATGCCCAATTTATTCGTGGTGTATTCTCTCTGTCTTTGTATACTACCCCATTTGTATATATACCTACTGTTAAGCATTTATATATCAAGTCAGATAGTTCTGTATTCTCATTGAATGCTGTAAGAACTTCTTTGTCGTTATCTGTTAAGTTTAGTTGTTGTATGATTTTTTCCATGTTTATTTATTTATTATTTTATAATTAAGCAGTCGCAACTGGAATGTCTGTCGGTACAGGTGCTTCTGATGTTGGTAATTGCATTTTACTAACACCTGAGAAATCTAATGGTGAAAGTCCTGATGCTTCTATTATCTGATTGAATAGTTTTGCCATAGCTGGTATTTGTAACACTTGAGGATTTGAAATAACTTGTCTGAATACGTTTGTAAGTTTATCAACTCTTTGTGCAAGGTTTTTTTGTTTTCCTTTTATATTTATTGAAACATCAACTGGTATACCTTTTATTTCATCTTGTATTATCTCTATAAACTTTGTCTGCTTTCCCATGAACTGTTCTTTTACTAATTCTTTATATGCAACCTGTTCCTCCTCTGTGATTATTCTATCTTTGTTTAACATCAAGTCTTTTATCTTTTCGTTTAACTCGTTTACCACAACTGAATCAACTAATAGATTTAATTCCTCAAGTGATAAGTCTTCTACCCATTTATGACCTTTGTTGATTTCTTTAACAAGTGCTTCAAGTACCCATTCACGATATATCTCCTCTACAAAAGATGCTATCTTTCCTTGTCTATATTCATGCAATGATTTACCCTCTGTTGTTACTAAAGATTGTAATGCAAAAGGTGTACCAGAGTTAGGTGATTCGCCAAGTACAGCTTCGTTTGCTGACCCTGTAGTCCTTGCTAGATTTTCCCAACGTGTAATATGATTATCAAATAGCTGTAGGTTTATAGGCTGTGTATTAACTGGTGAGATAGTTTTTCCATCTTCCAAGAATAATATTTCCCCTTTCTCTAAATCATTTAAATTATTTCTACCTGCTAATGCTTCATCAGATGTTTGTAACAACATGTTAGATGCAACGTCTAGCATTTCTTTTATCTGTATTGCTGAATAGTTAGTCCATATCTGTGCCTCAAACAATTCCTCTATACCACCAAATCCTAAAGCTCGTCCGTATATTTTATCTCTAAGCTCTACTTTATATGGTGTTTCTTTTTCTTTACCTTTGAATAATGTAACTCCTGTTTTACCTGATTCATCTCTTTGATTTAAAATTATAAAATGTGATTGACGACAATACGCATCTTCATCACCATCTTCATACAACCATGATTCAGGAAATACTCCATGTAGCTCATAAACTTCTATGTATTTACTTGGTGTCTTATTCTCTAGGTTATTTGCTTGTGAGTTTAACTTACTCATCTTTGCATCTTCTATAGCTTCGTCAATAGCTTCTGCGTCCCAATTACCTGACATGTCTTTTAAATCACTTACTGAAAACTGATGCTTTTCGCAAATAGCACCTGATAAGATATCTGTCTGATCTACAAATGCTAATCTCTGTAATGGTACAACCTCTGGTACATTCTCTTTTGTCTTTTTAACTATTACACCTCCATAATCAACATAAGATTCAACTAGAGTATCTATAAACGTATCCATCTTGTTTTTCAATGCCCATTTAAAATGATACTTTCTAGCTAAGAATGATTTGTAATAGTCTTTATCTGAATTAACATATAGCTCAATGTCCTTTACATCAAATCCCTCTGTCCTATATGCAACGTTTAGAATAGGACGCATGATATTAAAGAAAGGTTTATCATCAGTCTTTCCTGTTTCATACTGTGAGTTTTTATATAGTGTTGATTTCTTAACATGGTCAAACATATTCCATTCGTAACCCTCTACAATCGTAACAGGCATTGTTTGATAGTTAGTTTCCTCTGACTTTATATACTCATAGATTGTTTTATTGTCCATATATTTATTTTAATCCAGCTATTATGTTTTTTGTTAATGAAGTCATTGTTATTTTATTGTTAAATATTCTCCTTGCGTTTAGTCCAAAGAAGATACGTTCTACTTTTTGAGTTCCTTTTGTAACAGTTAATATAAGCCTTGTCTTATAGAAGATAGGTTTTAAATCTAGTATTGTATCAGCTAGTGTTTCCTCTGATGCGTTAGCCTCATAAGTTACACCATTGATTTTTAATACAATATCAAAGATACCTTTTTTAGTATCCTGTTTTTCTACTTGAACTTTTGCTTTTTTTTTTGGTGCAATCTTTGATTTTTTTTCCATATATCTGTATTATACTATATTTTAATATTGCAAGTCAATTATGTAGCTGGGTTTTTCTTTTTATTATCACCACGATAGAATTTCTTAATAATAACTGCTGGTCTTTTATAACTTGTAAACAAATATCTCACACTGTCTAAGATGTGATTGTAAGTATCTATCGGTGTATTTATTATATTGCCATCTCTGTCAGTATCCCACATATAGTTTCTATATTCTTTTATAAGATTGATGGAGTTTTTTGTGATAGATATTCTTTGCTCCTGAATAAATTGTATTCCTTGATTTATTGAACCTGCACCTTTTACAGCTGGTATTATATTAACACCATAAGATTTTATCTCATCAATAGATTTAGGCTCTGCACTATCAGCCACAACAATACATTTATTCTCAAAAGCATTTAGCAAATCGGCTATCTGTTTATTTGATAAACCTTTTTGATAAACTTCCTCGTGTAATATATAACCACCATTATAATAATACGCAGATACAATAGCTGTGGGATCGTTTGAATACCCAAAATCTAAACCACGTCTTTCGAGCCTAGCCTCATGAGGTATGGTATCTATTATATTCCAATCTCTGTATATCTTACCCTCAACCTCACCTAGTTGCCCCTCACCATATACAGTCCACCAACCTTTCCTATTCTTTCTCTGTTCAATAGACTGAACAATCTCAAAAGACAATGCTTCATTATCTTTATAAGTTAAGATGACAAAATCTATATCATCTCTTTTTCCAATCAATTCATTTTGAACCCAGAACTCGTTTGTTGGGTTATAGTCTAGTAATATAAATTCCTTAGTTCTTACCTCCAACTGTTCAAAGGCTTCAAATGTTATATTGTTAGCTTCATTTAAAAACAATCTATGTCGTCTAGCACCTCTTAATTTATCACCATTATCAGATGAAAAAAATTCAATCTGTGAACCTGTTTCAAAAGTATAAATACTATCTGTTGCATTCCATAAATCATCTTTCCAATATTTATGTGTTTGCATTATGTTTTTAAAATCACGCATAGCACCTCTTTTTAAATGAGGTATAGATTCAGATACAACTGATGTTAGTGTTTTCTCCTTATCAGTTTGTGCATAAGCAATAAGATAAAGTAACACAGAGATAGTTTTAGATGCAGAAGTTCCCCCTTGTATTATTCTAATTCTTTTTTTTAACTTTGCTATTTTATCAAATGCTGTTGTTTGGCTGTACATTTTATTCTCTAATTAAAGAAATAATAGGAGCTGGTAAATCTTTACCCTCTGCCCCTGTCAATTCTGTTCTTGTTGAATATCCTTTATTCTTACCAAGTGTTGTAGCGATAGTTGTAGCTACTCCAACCTGTATGCTTAATAGGGAAGTATTAACTTTTATCTCACCTGTTTCTGCATCAACTTTATCAGTTTTATATTCAATAGCTTTCTTTAAAACTTTCTCTGCTGTTGATAGCATTTCTTTTCGTACTAAATGCTCTTTACGTTCTAGAAACCAACAACGAACCGTTATTTGTCTAGATGTTGAATCTTCATAACCTGCTTCCTTAGCACTTGCATAAGCATTATCAATACCACCTGCTAGTTTTGTAACATATATATCCCACATGATTTGTTCTCTTGGGTCGCTTGTTGTGTTGTTAGCACCATTGGGATTAGTCTTTTTGGTTTCTTCCATACCAATATTATACCATTATAATTATGTTTTATGCAATGAATATTATATATAATACACCATATTGATTTTACAAAGTCAAAAATGACAGAC